CATAGAGTTTATCTTGGTTTGAAATTCGCTTTCCATTGAAGAAAAACATTTCAAAGTATCTTCTTTTATTAAAACATCGACGCAAGAACTCAGATTCTCTAAAACATAACCATTAAATTTTATGAATGTTCCTAATGGTAGAAAAAAGATAGGAGAGGTATTGTTAGCACAATGTGCTATGTATTTTTTATCTTCAAAGGAAATAAAAGACACAGTCTTTTTAATTGGATTAATATCAATAATCCTTCCGTTAAAACAATCGTGAAATCTTAACTGTTCAAGATGCTTTTCATATATCTCAATAAATGTTCTATCTAAAATTTTACCATACCTTGTATTTTTCCAACATTTTTTTATTAAAAACTGATTATTCTGAATTAAGTTGTCAAAACCTTTTTGAATAGTATCAGAACAAAGACCTGTTCTCTGATGTATTATCTTATCTGAGCAACAACCAAATTGATCCGCATTACGTGTATAACAAGCCATTAATATCAATGTTTCGTTATGTTGTTTTTTAAAGAAATTAAGTAAATCATTGTAAAAAGGTATAGCAATTTGATTCATAATGTTATTGGCAAAAAATTAATACTCTTCTTTTAAACGAAGATATGTTACATAATAAAATATAAAATGAGTATCGGATAGTTACGGCTTTTAAGTTAACTTAAATTAATAATTATTATGCACACACATCAAAACTATAAATTTAATCGCTTAATATTAATGATAGGAACATTCATAGAGTACTTTGACCTTATGTTGTACGTTCATATGGCATCAATACTTAATGAACTATTTCTTGATCCTACAATTCCATGGCTTGTTCAATATGGGGCTGCAATCAGTTTTTGTTCTACTTTTGCTCTAAAACCACTAGGAGGTTTGACATGGGGTTGGGTTGGAGATAGGTGGGGCAGAAAGAAAGTTCTGATTTTTAGTATGATTTTAATGGGTACCTGTAGTGGTATAATCACATTGTTACCTAGTTATAAAGAAATAGGATTTTCAGCTTTTGTAATTCTAACTATTTGTCGTTTATTTCAAGGTTTTGCATCTATTGGAGAAACTAATGCATCAGAAATATATATAGCAGAAAATATAGCTATACCTAAAAGGTATTTTTCTACTGCTCTTGTATCTTATGCTGGGGTAATAGGAACAGTAATATCATTGTTTTTAGTAAAACTTATTTTATATTTTAACTTGAACTGGAGAATTGCTTTTTTATTTGGAACAACAATTATCTTTTTAGGGTTTTTTATAAGATTAAGATTTATTGAATCAAAAGAGTTTTTGCAAATTCAAACCAAGTTAAAAAAATTTCTTAATATAAATTCAAACCAAGAAAATGGTAGGCAACAAATAGTTAATAGAGGTTTAAAAAGTCTATTATATATTGCTACATTCAGAATAAAATTTGCTTATTTTTGCGTTTTCTGCGGTTGGCCTATATCTTTCTATTTTTCCTATGTATATTGCGGAAATATTCTACAAAAAAGTTTTGGATTTACTAAAGAAATGGTAATTCATCAAAATTTAATTTTAGGTTTATTTAATTTATCTGGATTATTTTGTTGGATATATCTTACAAAATTTATTCACCCTCTTAAAATTCTTAAATTCAAGTTATTTTTATACTTTCCTTTTATATTCATTTTGCCATATTTATTAACTATAGCAGACTCCTCTTCGTTTTTATTATTAATTCAAGTTTTAGTTGTCCTATTAGGTAATTCTACTGTACCTGCCAAGGGAGTATTTATGATGAGTTTTGGCACTCTAGAACGTTTTAAATTTTCTGCATTATTAAATGGTACGGCTCATGTTTTTTTATACATAATAACTTCACTTGGTATGGATTATATGAATAATATGATTGGAGTATATGGAGTATTTATTATTTTTTTAGTGATTACTATCGTATATACATGGGGAGTATTCGAATTTATAAAAATTGAAAAAGAAAACGGAAATTATTATGTAAAATTTTAAAAAATAGAATACTAAATGCTTCTGGATTAGAAGCAAGTTGAATGGAAAAAACTTGTTATATGAGTGAAATTAGAAATATTAGTAAACTTGGAAGAGAGAGATACTTTATTGATTTTTTTTTGGAATTAGAAAAACAGAATGAGGGTCTTTATAAAAAATATCGATTTCTTAACAATCCTAAATATTGGTATAAATTCTGTTTTTGTTTAAACGACAGTAAATATAAACTCTTAAATTACTTAAAGAGACAAGCTAAAGCAGTTTTATCAGCTTTACTTCAAGAATCGTCAAGTAAATTAATATGGAATTTAAGTGATGGTTTTTTAGATATAAAGGCCACTGGTTCATCAATATATATTATCTTGGAATTTAGAAAGTTATTAATACTTAGTCAAATCAAAAAGAGAAATACGTTAGCAAGAATTATCAGCATACTAGAAGAAATAGGATTTTTAGAAATTTTAAGAGTAAATAAACGAGGATACGATAACGAAAGAATAATAGAAGCTAAATTAAATTTAATTCAATTCGATCAATCTATGCGATTAGTAGAAATGAACGAATACAATAATAACATAAGATGTATAGATAATATTAATTTACTGGTAAATATCATGAATATCATGCATAAAGATACCTCAAATAAATTCAAAAATGATTAACCCCTTGATAATAGATTAATTATTTTGGATTTTAATATTTTACATTTATTTATTACTTTCTGATGACTCTCATTATCATAATAGTAGTCATCAATCCCAGTATAGACCATTCCATACATGAATAAAATTATACCAATTGTTCCTATTATTATTTGTAAAACCCAATTTTCAGTTAAACTATATGCTAATAATAAGTTTAACAGGAAAAAAATACTTGTTAATACAATAGGAAATATCAATACTAAAAATCTTTTCATAACTTCCCTAATATCAAATAATAAGCTGTAGGCATCCCGATCAATACTCCTATAACATAAATCCTAGTAACCCATTTCACGAATGGATCATCTGAGTTCCACTCCATAATTACCCCAATATTAAATAAAAAAGTAGTGGTGTACCTATCAAAAATGTGACTATGTGAATCCTAGTCCCCCACTTTATAAACGGATCATCGTCATTCCAATTCATGATTCCTCCCCAAGTAAATTGCTTAACTGATGAACCTTACTTACTGTCATCGCACGACATAAATAAATAATCATATCGTGCAGCTTATTTTCCATCCTCTCAAATGAGACTTGCGTTGACTTAAGCTGTGCTTCTAGAATAGCTGGGCAAGCTTTATCGCCATTTTCTTGTATGAATTCTCTTACGCTTGAATTTTTGTTTTCTAAGATTGTTTCAATATTTTTAAGTTGATCTACAATAGAGGATACGACTACCTCCCATGAATCTGAGTCTTGCATAAATTACTATATTTAATTGATGAAAGTGCCAGGGGCTTTGATACAGTTGTTGCAAACCCATGTTATCCTTCATGCTAGAAGCACTTATAGATAACATAACCCCTAGCATGAGAGGTTGCTCGCAACAGTGGGTATCAAGCACCATTAGCTATTTAACGCTAGCTAATAGACAAAACCCTGTCAACTCTCAATCTTAAGTAAAATAAATATTTAGGGAATTTAATTTGTTTGTGTGGTATCTAAAAAATCGTGGGGGGGGGGTAATGAGGATTTTTTGCCACATTATTTTTGCTAGCTTAAATAATATTTCTACTAGCAGAAACATTGACGTATACTAGTATACGCACGCCTAAAAAGCCTATAGAACTAAGCTTGGTTTCGTGTTATAGTAATACGAGGGTAAGTGAACGTCCGCTGCATGCGGGGTGTCTTTGCGGTTTACCGACTTAGTCCTAGCTTACCTCATTTTTGGATTAGAAAGGATAATATGGCCAGAGTAGATACACATCAATTAATACAAGAACTTATGGAAGGCGGTTTACCACAAAAACCATCAGAAATAATAGGTAAGGCTTTTTTAAATAGTAGTAATAATAATGAGAATTATGTTACTAAGGAGCAATTTTCTCACCTTGAAAAAGAACAATCAGATATCAAAACTGATCTAGCTGTAATTAAACAAACTATGGCTACAAAAACCGATATATCTGAAGTAAAATCTGATATTTTAAAATGGATGATTCCTTTGTTTTTAACTGTATTAATAAGTAACATCGCTATTTTAATTGCACTTTTTAAATAATTTGTAGTTTACTAAATATCTCTTTCAATGGTTGAAAACCATCAGTATTCCTATTCTCTAGGTCATATGCTATGCGGAAGTTATCTTTTTTCATGTTTTAGGTATTTATCTGAACGTTAATGTCTCTTGTCTTGGGTTTAAATCCCTCGCCTTGCAGGCGACAAGAGGCTTTAGTCGACTAAGTCGAAAGGAAGTTTTGCGTTAGCAAACTTCGAACCCTTCAGCTTACAGCTGATGGTTGTTCAGTTACTATTACTATCACCTGATAATATTTTTTCTCTTTCTTGTTTTATCAATTTAATTTTTTGAAAAATATCTAACGATTTAACATCATTAGTACTCTCTATTTTATTAAATATATTTTTTTCTTTTTCTGTTATCAAAATACTAAGAAACTCTGTTTGCTTTTTTTTATTACCTTCTATGCCTTGTTTTAATAAATTTACAAGTTTTTCAACTTCTGTATCTTTCTTGATTTTTATGAAAAACATAAATATTAAATATCCGTCTTCATTAGTAAAAATATCATTTATTTTAGTTAAGTTTTTTAAATTAAAGTAAGAATTATTTAATATTTTAATAGTTTCTTCTTCAATCCAATCGTTTACTGGTTTACATTGTTTTAGTGTAGGAGAACCCATTAACATACCATCGCATATACAAAATACCCGATAATGCTGATTACGTTTTAATTTTGCTAGCTCTTCTTTATATTCTGTATAAAAAAAAGCACTTATTGATGAGAATTGATCAGGCAAAACAAATCTAATATAATATTGCTCTCCTACCCCACGATTAATATCTGCTATAATACCGCTTAAAATAACTTTTTTATTTCTATAGATATCGTCAGCACTTATTTCATTCTCATGATAGCTCTTAAACAATTCATTTGCTGAAGTTTTTATAATATCTGGTTTATAAACTCTTTCATACAGACTATCTGTATTTTTCTTAGAAGAATAAAAAGTTAAATCTTCTTTAATTAAAAGATACATAAACTCTTTTTGCTTCTCCGATAGAAAACTATCAATATCCGTTTCTATCGTATCCTGTCCATAGCTTTTTTGATTAAGTAAAAAGACAAGTATTGTTATTACAATCACAAAACTTTTTTTTATGTTTTTAATAAACCTTTTGTTTATCATAAGAATACTTTTTTGGTTTATTTTAATAACTTTCGGATTTAATCCCTGCAAATTCCATTCTAAATTCAACAATAATTTTTCTGAGTGTATCTTCATAGTTACTTTCTATCCAACTTTTTACGAATGTGCTAGAAGTCTTTAGCTCAATGGTTTTAGTCTGCTCATCAATAACGGGGGTTAGCTTACTAAACCAATTTTTATAAGTATATTGATCGTAAACTCTAACTAATTTCTGACATATGTTTCCCCATGTTCCTTCTGGTAATTTTAGAGGTTCATGTAGTTTCTGCTGTTCTTGATATTTTTTATTGTTTACTAGTATATTATCCTTGAACCTAAAATTGATATTACCTGTTTTAACTGCGTCATGTTTTTCATACTGTAGAGCTTTAGCCATGTAAGCTATAAAGCCTTTTAGGTAGTTAAAAGTAGCTGTTATCTTGGGATTTTTGGACATCTTCAAGACTAGCTGGATAATAAAATTATCAGAGAAAGGACGACCTGACTTGGAACGTAGTTCATCACAAATAGCAGAGTTAATTGAAGGTAACATTTCTGCTAGGCTTTTTGCTTTAGAATAAGAATTTTTAAAATTAAAAGAAGATTCAGATTTCAGATCTATATTCTTATTAAGATTATTATCTTCTATATTAGAAGTCGGAAGTTTTTTAGTTTTTAACTCGGAAGTAGGAAGAGTAAAAATTCCGACTTGTTTAAATACATAAACGTTTTTCCTTATTATCCCATCAATCTTTGTAGCTTTCCGCCATTTACTAGCAAATATATAGCTTATTCTGTTTCTGATAGTTCGTAATTGTCTATCTGTTATTTTAAGTTCTGTACAAAGGAACTCAAGTGGTAAATAAACAGTTTTACTAGGTGATTTTTCTATGTAATAGGAAATAATATCTAAAAGTTTTGATTCTGATTTAGTTGATTTTGGTTTTATTGTCATATTCCTTAAAAATTGTTAGTAATTAAAATTTTTAAAGAAAAACACTTGACTATTAGGTAATATTCTCCTATTCTCACAAATGTTGGGTTTGTGAGTTTTTGTGAGTATTTTTCCTTAAAAAACTCTCTCTCAGTAATAAGAATTGTTGGGATTCTAATTCTAAAACATCTAATTATTCATATAAATTCTCCATAAAACTTGAAATATCCTTTTTAAGAACTAAATTAATATGTCAAGAAAGTCAATTATTTTATGTTGTTTTTATAATGAAAGAATTTGATATCATGAAAAATATAGAAATATGCAAAGAAGCTATAAGCTTTACAGGACTTTTGTCTAAAGGACAAAAAAGCGTTTTAAAATATATGCTTGCTTTTGATAGCAAAGGAGGCGTTACTGCTGATACAATAAAAAATTCAAGTATTATATCTAGGCAAGCTGCAAATGTACATTTAAAACACTTGATGGAGCGTGGTTTTGTAGATCGCTCAAAGAATAGAGTTTTTGTTTATTACCCAAATAAAACAAGGCTACAAGAGATAATAGAAGAATATAAAACAAGTCAAAAACTAAAAAAAATGTAAAAAAATGCGAATTATATAATTGACAATCTTATTTTTCCCCTCTATACTCACCTTATAAGGCATAAAAAAACGCCCTAAGCGCTAACTTAAGACGTTTTAAGAACCTTATATGTCGTAAGAATTTTTTTATTTTCTAGATACAACAATTCTTACTTTTAATCACTTTATCCATCAATGGAGGATATATGCAAAATATCTCAAGGCTACCATTATGTCAAGGTAGAAATTCTGAAGAAAAAAATCGTAAAAACATTAATAATCTAGCAAGTTATGGTACAATAGAACCAGTAAATTGCGAATTATCTGCTGTGTCACGACTTGAAGAACTAAGCGTTGCCAAGGCTAAGGAAACTTTAAGAAAAATGCTACTTCCCTCAAGAGAGGCGGTACAAGTATTTTCTAATCTTGAGCAATTAAGGGAAGCGATAAAAATTTCTAATGAGCGTCAAGCAGTAAAATTACCAGCTAACATAACCGAAGCTCCTAAGTTTCACGAGGCTAAAAGTGAACCTGTAGAATTATCAGCATCTAGCAAAGAAACATTTGCTAGAATCGGTGAAAGAGCAAGGGAAGCGTTTATAGAGGAGCAGATTGAGAGAGCTATGTTTTATAACATTCCCTATAAAAGTTATGGCGAGAATTACTACCAATTAATGGTTGATATTGATAAATACGAGTATTTACTCGAGAAAGCAAACGACTATTGTATAGATTGGGATAGTAGCGAATATGATCTTGTGGCTTTAGAGCAGGCAATAGAAGAAGCCGAGCATAATGCTTACATACATGATCAAAGCTTGCGCTCTTATTATTCACAATCAAGAGGAGTAGAGGTTTAATATGGCTATAAAAGATCGCTTTATTCCGAAAGAAGAGTTTATGAGGTTGCTATTTACTAAAATTGATGGTGTAGATACGCACGAATTGTCAATGTGGCTTAAGTCTCAAACTGACGATGAATGGGTAGTAGTACCAAGGCAGTTTGTCTATCAGACGGTGTTGTTCTTTGAACAAGCCGCACACGAATATAAGGATATAATACCTAGCTCAAAAGAGATGTTAAAGGACTTAGTAATTATAAGGAATTATTTATAGGAGTTTTAATTATGATGGATTGGATTTTAAATATATACGACCAAACAGAGCATTTATTAATAATAGCATCAATTATTGCATTTGTGCTAGCGGTGTTATGGACTTGGCGTTTTATAAACTTTGAAGAATGGCAAGATTTTGGCTTAAAGCTGACAGTAGTTCTGGGGGTATGGATTATAGCAATGTTTATAGTGCTTATTTCAGGTGCGTATCTAAAACATAAAAGCGAAGAACGTAGGGAAGCTCAAGTAGAGCAACCTTTAGTAAAGTAAATTATAAAATAATAATATAATAAAACCATTATATACAGATATTATTATATACATAAATAAGGATATTAATATGAACTACGATATAAAAAATATGTCTTTATACGACATGGGAAACGTATGTTACAACGAATGGAAAAGTAGGCAACACGTAAAAAGACAGGAAGATAGCTATAAAGAACATGTTGAAAAAAATCCAAATGCTCGTTTATTAGATGAACTTTTGAATAAATACTTAAATAAATAAAATGATAGTGAAAGCAGAATTTAAATATCCTCCTGTTTATCCTGTTATTACTTACTATGGTTATCCTGTAGAGATAGACCTTAGAAAATTAGAGATAAGTCAGTGTATATTTTATAAAGTTTTAACACAAACTCAGATAGCTATTTATGTCTTAAAGGAATTGACAATAATTTTAAAACATTATGTTAGGGATATAAGTTATGACGACCTTAAAAAAGCATGGATTACTAATATAGATAAGGAGCAACGGGTAAAAGATTGTATAGATTATATTTCGGAGTTAATCCTTTTATCTAAAGCACCATTGTTAAGAACTAAAAAGAAAAGAAAAAAGTTAAGAGGTTATTCATATGCACAACAAACAAGACTGGTTAAGAGAGCGTAAGAAATATTTGGGTGGCAGTGATCTGGGTGCTATAGCAGGGCTTAATCCTTATAGGACTGCTCTTGATGTATATCTTGATAAAACTAGTGATGATATTAGCGAAGAAACTAATGCCGCAATGAGGTGGGGCAACCTTTTAGAAGATGTGGTTGCTAAGGCTTATAGCGAAGATACTGGTCATTTTTTAAAAATAGCAGATGGTCCAATTTATCATTCCGAGTATAAGTTTTTGGCTGCTAATATTGATCGGTGGGCATACGATCTTCATCCTTTTAAAAGTGAAATGAGTACAAAACATATTCTTGAATGCAAAACTGCTGGTTTTACCAAGGGTAAGGAATGGGGCGACTCAGGCACTGACCAAATCCCTGAGTCATATCTGATACAAGTAGCATATTACGCAAGTATATGTGATGTTCCTAAAGTTGATATAGCAGTACTCATCGGCGGACAGGATTTTAGAATTTATACGTATGAAAGAAACAGAGAGCTAGAAGATAAGCTAATTAAGATAGCCTGTAACTTCTGGCATAACCATATAGAAAAAAGAATACCGCCTAAATGTGTTAATACTAGGGATACATTTAATTTATTTCCTCAAAGTAATTATCACGAAATAGTAGCGGAAAGTAACATTTTGGAAAAATGGGAACAACTTAAAACTGCGAAAGAAGAAGAAAGCAAGATAGCCGATACCATTGAGAAATTAAAGACCGAAATTCAAGAATTTATGCAGGATTACGATGTACTTATAGATAATCAGGGGAACGTAATAGCTACATGGAAAAATACAGCTCCAAAGTCGTTTTTTGATGTAAAAAAGTTCAAAGATGAAGCAAAAGAGCTGTATTTGAAGTATATTAGTCATGCTAAGCAATCGAGAATGTTTTTAATTAAATAAGGTAACAATGGTTTGTAATATTCACTTTATGGCATACGCAGTATTAATATTGGCTACTAGTATATGGATAACAGTTTTGTATAGAGATTTTAGTAAAAAAATAGAAGAGGAGGAAATAGAAGAAAATGAGTAACATAACAGCAATAAATACCAGTAATGAAATTGACCAGCATATATGGTCAGCACTAAAAAACAGCTTATATACTGGGGCAAGAGATGAAAGTATAAAGATGGTTCTTGATTATTGCAAGGCGGCAAAATTAGACCCTATGCAAAAGCCTGTACATATTGTTCCGATGAGTGTAAAAAATGCCGTTACAGGTAAATATGAGTACAAGGACGTGGTTATGGCAGGTGTTGGCTTATATAGAATACAGGCGGCACGTAGTAATCAATATGCGGGTGTAAGCGAGCCTGAATTTGGCGAAGATGTAACATGTAATTTAGGGGGTTCTGAGATTACTTATCCAAAATGGTGCAGGGTAACAGTTAAAAAGCTGGTAAATAATACTATTGTTGAATTTACTGCGAAAGAATACTGGTTAGAAAACTATGCTTCTAAAAAAGACGAACTGACACCTAATACTATGTGGCGAAAAAGACCATATGGTCAACTTGCCAAATGTGCTGAGGCACAAGCATTACGTAAGGCTTTTCCTGAGATAGTAAGTCAGCATCCGACAGCGGAAGAAATGGAAGGCAAGCCTTTTAACGATCTTGAAATGGAAGTTAAAAATATAACACCAAAATCCCAAAGCATAAGTAGCAAACTTGATTCTGTGTTATCTCATCAGGAAGAAGAGGTCAAAAACCTAGAGCCAAGCGAAATACTTTTAGAATTGCTAGAACTTATTAAATTGCATAACGTATCAAGCGAGATAATAAACAAGTGGTGCAGTAAAGCTGGTGTTGAAAGTATTGCCGATTTAGGTGAGGAAAGGCAACTATCCTGTATTGAATGGATTAACAAGCAGTATAACTATTCGCAGGATATGGAGGCGGCTTAAAATTTGTTAATTGACCAAATCATATTAATTGTATAAGTTTAAATAAGTCGGTAGTGACTTGCTGATTTTTTTCATATATATACACCTAAGAAGCTGGGATTTGCGTCCTGGCTTTTTTGCTTTTTTGTATTTTTTAACAAGGGAAAATAATATAATTAATCTGAATAAATAAGAGTTTAATTATGTTATCGGATATACTTAACTACATAAAATCTATAATTCTAAGCAAATCATTTCTGATTTTCTTGATGGGTTTTCTTTTGGCCATTGCGGCATTTTCCCATTATATATTTGGTAATGACAATTTACTTGAAGAGCTGGGGGAATATTTTGTTTTTGAACAAACTGGCAAGAAAGTAGATTTTAGTCCTGAAGATAATAATCAGTCTGTTGTTGATACCATAACTACTACAGTTGAGGCGGTAGAAAATGCAAATAAATAAAAAAGGCTTAGACTTACTTAAAACATGGGAACAGGGACCAGATGGGGGATTTGCGTCAATTCCGTATTATTGTAGTGCTAATAGGCTAACAATTGGCTATGGGCATGCTATAAAACTTAATGAACTCATAAAATATCCAATTTCAGAGACTAAGGCAGAAGAGTTACTTGAAGAAGATATAGCTTGGGCAGAACAGGCGGTTAATAAGTACGTAAAAGTTGCTTTAACGCCAAACCAATTTAGTGCTTTAGTGTGTTTTGTATTTAATATTGGGGTTCTTAGATTTGAACAATCTACTTTATTATTACTGTTGAACCAAGGACTTTATACTGAAGTACCACGGCAGTTGTTAAGATGGAATGTAGCGACCATAGGAGGAGTTAAAAAAACACTTGAAGGATTAACCAATAGAAGAAAAGCTGAAATAGCCTTATGGAATGATCTAGGGAATTGAGCTTGACTAGCAAGTAATATTTGGTATGTTAAACGTGCGTGTCATTTTCTTTTTCCTCTCAAATTTTAAAAAAGTTAATAAAACATCTTAGAAAAAAAGCGTCGAATTTTGTATACATAACTTAGGTTATGACAAATGTTGCCAATTTACAACGACAAAAGTTAAGAATAAAAAAGTAAATTAACTGAAATTTTACTACTCATAATTACTACAAATTATTAACATTTTTTTTCTATTCCAAGTCTTTCAATTGTTTAGCTAACTTTTGACATTCGTTAGTTACGTATTCTATATCTTTATAACTTCCTCCTATTAAAGGATTACGATTATATAAGTATGGAACTAAATCACCAGCATGCCCACAATCAAAACCTAAAACATAATATAACTTTTTATAATTATTAGATGTTGACCAGAACCCTAATTCACCAGAATAACTTAGACCTTTATGCACATTTATTTTATCAAAACAACTGTCTTCTTTATCCTTACCATATAGTTTGTGTTCTTTATTTAATGCCACATATCCGCATAAGTGTTTCAATTCTAAATGCCGCTTTATAAAACAGTAATATCCTGTATCTTCATCAACAAACTCCAACAAATCTGGTTCAGTTTCCCATGGCTTTTTAGAGACATTAACATTAGGGTCATACTCATCTTCTAAAGTCTCCCACTCTTCTAAACTGCAAAATCTTTCTTTTAATGCTTCTTTCGCCACTCCTAATCTGTGAGTTCTAGTCTCATAATCAACTAGCTGATCTCTCCACTGCATATACCAATCGCCTATTTGGTAGCAAATAAAATCTACTTGCTGCTTTGTAAATTTTCTCATTTTTCCTCCTGTTTATTTAAATAATACTGCCTGACTATATACTCTACCTGTGCTTTTCTTGTACGCATGTTATCTTTGGCTTCCTTATCTATTAGCCCTAGTAATGCATCATCAGGGTTTATGTTTATTGAATTTTTTTGCTTGTTAATCATTTACTCCTCCAATGTTTCCCAATCGTAGGCTTATACTTGCATATCTTTTTAACATTTAAATAAGATATTGGTAATATTCTAATTTTGTTATGTAGTATAAAGTCTATTTCTGGGGAAACTATTTTTGTTATTTTATCTATATCAATGCCTTCGTGATTTTCTGGATCAAATCTCATCTGACCTATTCCACTACCAACATTTAATGTAATTTCTTTTTTCATTCCACTGTCTCCCAGTCATTTGCAAAAAATCATCTTTTGATATATAAAATAGATCCACAGATTCACTATAGTATCCATTTGAAATACCGAACCAAGTTATATCCACGTACCCTTTAATCGTCGCTAACTTATAAAAAGTCCATGTATAGGAATCACTGTATGGGGGGACTTCATTTTCACTTGAATTACTATTCTCTTCCGCTTTTAAAATAGGAGTGTTTAATAAATCTTCAAAATTACCGCTTACCTCTTTTATCTCAACATCTTCGCAACAGTCCTGTTTATGCCCCATGAAGTACAAACCATCTTTTGTTTTAAAGACAATTATTTCTCCATCTCTATTCGTCCTGAAACGGGTGATATCAAGGAAAACTTGACCATATAAACTTTTAAAGTCTATACTTTCTTGACAATTGTCCCATGCTATAGTTAAAGCTTTTACTATATTCATTTTCTATACCCATACATTTTCATAACCACATTCACAGAAATAAATTTCTTTATCCCCTATGTCTATTAAATCATCAGGATCGTACTCCTTACCGCATTCAGCACATTCTATTGTCATTTTGCTTTTCCCTCATAATATTTTGTTACTAACAACCTAAGGTAATTTATTTTTACTTCTGTTTCGTTACTATTCCAATTATCCATAATATAATCTACTATCTCGTTTTCGAGTTCTTTTACTTTTGTGTTATTCATTTTGTTACTTCCCAATCTTTTGAGTTTAAATGTTGCAAGCCTTATTGTCAGCATACCCAGTAAATCTACCATGGAAAACTTTAGTATACATAGTTTCTTTTATTGTAAATTTGCTATCGGTATTATCTCTTAACCACTTTGATAAGGTTAGAATTGATACTTGATCGTTTGTAGTGTTTAACAACTCTTCAATTTTTGCTTTTGTTATAAAAGTACTATTTTTAGCGCTCATAATTTTAATCCTTTATTTCTTTTTATAATTACATATTACAATAATTTATGATTATTGTCAATAATTATTTAATAATAAAAAATTATTTTTAGTTATTTTATTACAAGAAAAGATAAAGCAATAGGGCCAAACTACCTAGATTTATGGAAGCTAATAACCTACAACCCTATATAAATCAAGATATACAAGAGGTGGCCAAACTAGTAGAATACGTGGACATAAAAAAAAAGACGGGGAGTAAGTCCGTCCTTTTTTAGTTTAAATATTAATTCTACCAATCAAACGTTTTTTTTCAACAATTTAAAATAATTAGGACACACTCCTTTTATATTTTTATTTGTTGGTGCTTTTTACTTTAACAAGTAATGAACTAAATATGTTATTAAATTTATATCTTTAAAAATTTAAAGTTAATTATATAAAGGTATTATTATGAAAAAAATGTCACTATTTCTTGGAGCTTTACTTGCAAGTAGTACAGCTTTAGCTGGCGACCCATTGCCTGTAGTATCGGATTTAAATATAAAACTTGGGGCATATGCTGCTTTTGAAAGTGGATTTAGCAATCAGGGTAAATTAAAAGGAACAGAAAAAAATATTTCAGCTAATAAAAGAGGTTTTGCCTTTTATAACGATACGGCTTTATTTGCTGCCATATCAAATACTACTGATGATATTACTTATGGTGCAAAAATTATATTAGTACCAACAACTAAAAGAAAAGTTAATAAGGATTATAACGGCTCATACGTATTTTTAGAACATGAGTTTGGGCGAATTGAAGCTGGTTCACCTATTCCTGCTGCTAAAAATATGATGGTAAGTGATGGTTCTATACCTACAAAATATATTAAAACTAGCACCGAATACCTAAAACAAAATACAAAAGCAACTCCATCATTTTTAACTTCCGAAGGAGCTTTCCTTGGTGATCAGATAATTGCAAGTATGGATTCTGCCACTTACAGTAGTGAACCGCCAAGAACAATAAATTATTATACTCCTAAGTTTGATTTAACCGATTCTAGTAAAATCAGGCTTGGTATATCTTATACTCCTGATTCTGCTAATACTGGAGTAGAGAAACCATCAGATAAATCAGACGGAATAAAAAAGTATGCCGTAGGAGAGCCTGCCATAGATAGGTTTGAAATTGACAGATCAGTTAAAGATGCTATTACTAGTGGGATAGTACTTGAACAGAAATTAACGGAAGAAGCAGAATTAAAACTAGCTCTAACTGGTGAATACGGCAAATCTGCTGGTAAAATTAAGAAATTTGCTAATAAAGACGATAAAAATCCACTAGAGTATAAATTAAGCGACTTAAAAGCTTATAATATCGGTACTGAATTAAAGGTTGGTGATTTTAAGTATAATGCCTGTTATGGTTCTTTTGGTAAAAGTTTTACTTCAAAAGAGTTACATAAAGGTAACCGTAAGTCTCAATACTATAATGCAGGTATTGCCTATACTTATAATAAAGCTACGACAACTTCATTGTCATATTTTGCCTCAGAGCAGTTTAAAAATAAGGTGAACTCAGTAAAATTAGCAGTAAGTCATATACTTGCACCAGGACTTAAGCCTTACGCTGAAATCCATGCTTACACCCTTAAAGGCAAACCTGAATTCTATCCTAATTTAAAAGCAAGAAAAGTAAAAGGTACTGTAGCTCTTGTCGGTGTTAAGTTATCTATTTAACCTTCTTTAACCTATCCCTGAGGCAAGCTTACAGGGATAGGTTAATCCCCGTAAGGGTCTAACAGCTCCTTTAACATTCTTTTAGCTCTTTTTTTAGCTAACATTTCATAAAACTTTTCAAGAGCATCTGTCCTTTCTTGATAGATGGAATTATCGACAGATATCTTTTGTGTGTTTTTAATTCGAGCTTGCCGTTTTTCTCTCTCTATTACCTTTAGTTTTACCTTGCTCATATATACAAGATTATGGCGTTTCATATAATGATTTAAAACATTATAGGATACTCCTAATTCTACGCATATTGCACCTTTTAAAGTTCTTCCACTATCTAGAAGTTTCTGTATATCACTTGGTTTATAATTTTCTTCAAGATATTTGAGATTATTCGATATCGGCTCAGTCATCGTTAGTTGTATTCTTTTTCTGTTTGATTTTCTAGTTTAGAAATTCTAGCTTCCAGAAGCTCAATTGTTTTTATCAGGTTTCGTACTAATATTTGAGTTTCCTTATCAATCTCTAAATTACGCTTAAACATCCATGACATTAAGCATATTATACCTACAATTAGTGATAATAACAAATTCAAGAACATAGCCTATAACCTCTCTGTCTTCTTCGTTTTTTAATAGAATCTATGATTAGCTCAATATCCTGCTCATCCTTAGAAGCTACAACTTTATAATTTCCTAAATTACCGCCTATTCTACCCCATGCACATATTATATCTATAGTTCCAAATAGTGTAGGTTGGAATATTATTTTGTAATATCTGTTTTCTTTGATCCAAAATAGCGGCATAAGTTAATCTTTTTTTAGGAAGTTTTGATATAGGTAATTTCCCACGAACTAAATTGTCTCTTGCTATTAGGTTTTCATATTCACTAGTTACAACCCAATCATCATTTAAACTCTCTGCATCTGACAAAAGACTATAATTTTCATAAATTGCCCCACCTGTTTTATTAAAACTTAGTTTCTTTAAGCGATCAGTCTTTTTACTTTGATAAATACAATAATTTTTAGTTTCTCTCTTAATAACAGCATCTTTTTCATATACCTTTTTTATTGCTTCTATAAAGTTCATATTTATAATGCTCTAGTCCTTTATATATTCCTTAATATAATTTAATATTACATTGGTAATATTGGTCTTATTACGGATAGCTTTCACTTTTAGATTGTCCCTTAAAGATTCTGGTAGAAGAATTGTTATATTTACCATTTTTTCTTTTACAACTTCTTTTAGTGCTTCTTCTTTATGAAGATTGGAATTATTTTTTAGTTTAGGTTTTAAAGCCATTTCATTGCCTCCAGTATTTCATCTCTTATTGAATCTATTTCTAACGTTGCATCATTAAAAACTTGAGTATACACAGTATTTCCCTCGCTTGCAGAAGTTGGATATACCACCCGCTGCGTAGTATATGAATTAAGAACAGGTAGTTCATATTGTTTTAGAGCTTCCAATACCTCTTGACTTAGTTTAGTATTTTTAATTACTCTACTAACTACAAAAGCCGCTAAAGGCTTACCATTAGCAACTTCAGCTCTTGCTTTTATTATTTCTACTAAATCAGATGTTGCCCAGATATCCCAAGGAGATGGTTGAACTGGCACTAAAACAAAATCTGCTATTTTTACAGCAGCAGTAGCTAGTTTTGTTATTGATGGTGCTCCATCGATAACAATAAACTCATGCCCAGCTTTTACTGCTTCTATATCACTTGCGAGTGAAACTCTATCTAATCCTATAACTGGGATAATCCTACCATCATTTTCTACGTTCCAATCTCTAGCAGACCCTTGAGGGTCGCTATCAACAAGTAATACTTTATGACCTAAGTTCTGTAATGAGTGAGTCAGGTTTATAGCAATTGTAGTCTTACCGCATCCGCCTTTCTGGTTAAGTACTGCTATTATTTTCATATATAAAAATATAATGGTTTACTAATACTAGTATATACTAGTTATTATATATTACAATATATCAATACAGTAATATTACTATATAATGATTACTGTATATTATTATAAAACTTTTTTTGATTCTCCATTTTAAAAATGTCGTAAACAATGGCGATTATTCCTGCTGTTAGATATAATAAACAGGTAAGACATAGTAAGTTATATGGCAATCTTAAATCATTCCACAATTATAGCTTTAGACCTTGGTACTGTTACTGGTTGGGCTACTCGTGAACCATCGGGTAACATAACTTCTGGAACAGCTAGTTTTAAAACTGGTAGATTTGAAGGTGGCGGTATGTCTTTTTTGCGTTTTAAACGATGGCTTACCGATTTAAAGGCGAATTTGGGAGCTATTGATGCGATTTACTTTGAAGAGGTAAGAGCCCATAAGGGAGTAGATGCCGCCCATAAATACGGAGGATTTCTTGCTCACCTGACCGCTTGGTGTGAACATCACCAGATACCATATCAGGGCATACCTGTTGGAACGATAAAGAAGCATATTACGGGTAAAGGGAATAGCCCTAAAGAGAGTGTTATTGATGCTATAAAAAAGAAAGGATTTGCTCCTATTGATGATAACGAAGCCGATAGTTTGGCCCTACTTGATTTTATTCTCTATGAGCAACATCAATTAAACTAATAAAATGAGTAAAAAAATGATTAAACTATTTTCAGTATTACTAATGTTAACTTTTATTTCTAATACTTATGCTGATGGAAGTTTCTACTTAAAAGGTGGTGTCGGATTAAATAACATTAAAACTACAAAATTCAGTAACCATGATTTTGAAGGGAAAGTTAAACTATCAGATAGTTTCCCGCTAATTGAAGCTGGTATTGGTTATAAATTTGATAACGGCATCAGGATAGAAACAGTAATTGATTATTACTTTCTATTTAGAACATCTGAAATATCTACTAACCCTAATTGCGATGTTTTTAAAATATCTACAAAAACCAAGGCAGATAGCTTAATGTTTAATATTTATAAAGATATAGTAACTATTGGCAATTTTATACCTTTTGTTGGTGGTGGCGTTGGTATTGGACATTTAAAAGAATCTGCGGGAGGTTATGCTATCTCTCGGGATGATAATGTTATTTATCCGTTAGACAAAATCAGTAAAAAAAGAAATCAGTTTGCCTATAAATTAACCCTAGGTAGTGATATAAAACTAAGTGATAATGTAACTGGTGAAATCAGCTATAACTATTTTAACTTAGGCAGTAATAAAAGAAAAATCATAGGAGGGATTCAAAATATAGGTAATCGTACTTATGAAATCCACAATATAACTCTAGGAATGAGGTTTGCAATATGAAAATGAAAGAATTGCCAAAAGCTCCTATTCAGATACAAAGGGATGAGTTACTTGCAAGAGTCGCTGAGCTAAAAAAAGAACTAGCAGAGAAAAATCACACTATTGTAACCCTTCAAGCTGAAGTTAATCTTAAAACTCAAACCATAACACAGAAAGATAATACCATTGGAACTTTACAGTCTGAGTTAAATGCGAAGAGTCAGACTATAACACAAAAGGATAATGCTATTAATGGTCTTCAAGTAGAACTTAATTTAAAAAATCAGGCTATAACTGAGAAACAAAATATTATTACTAATTTAGAAGCTACGTTAGCTTTAAATGGTGAAGCAATAACTCAGAAAGACCATGATATTGAAGAGTTAAGAAATCAATTATTTGAGTTACAAAATGATGTAATTATAATTGGCGATAATCATATTGAAGAAATATAAAATGATTAGTTTTCTTCTTGGCAATATTAAAAATATTGGACTTGTTATAGTAGCTTTTTTTACTATTTATATTCTAAAAAGAAATAAGACATTATCAACTGAAAACATAAAGCTTACTGAAGATAACAGTCAAAAAGATAAAGTAATAAATATTCAAAATGAGGTGTTGGATGCTACTGAAAAAATTGAACCCGCTGATCTTGATACTAATCTTGAGCGGTTGTCAGACAAGAACAGATAAAGTACCTAAAATTAACCTACCTGAAATGCCTACAATATCATTAGAGGCAGTTAAGGAAGTTGAATCTGTTTGTATACCTCGCAAGAAATGCGATAACCTCAATAATTGGTTAAACGAGCTATATATTTTTAGAGTTAAATATAATATTTATAAAGAGGAGTTAGAAAAATGAAACTATTTATAATAAACTTATCATTATTTTGTATATTCACAATTATTAATATACTAGTAGTTACTTACAATATAGAAAAACATTCAGTACATCCAAAGTTCGGTATTTATCCTCAAAAAGCTTATGGGTGCGAGCCATGGGACAGCTGTAAATAAATTATGAAGAAAAAATCTCATTCTTTTTCTCATGTAGTGCCAGAAAAAGAAAATATACAAAGACTGAGTCTTGATACTAAATTGCTAGTAAATCCTTCTGGACAAACGGAAGAATTACAGCAAGAGATAAATTTAAACATACCTAAAAAGACTTGTAGTAAAAAATGGTTAATATTTGGTAGTACGATATTAGGTGCTGGCGTTGGTCTTGCTATGATGCCTATTTTTAATGAAGAAGTAGAGCATTTAGAGAATTACGGTGTTGATGTTCATGGTAATTCTACATTTTTTGCTATTTCAACAATTAATACTCTAATTGTTGCTGGAGCTTCTACTGGTTTTTATTTATACAATTATTTTTTTAATTCGCAAAAAGAAGAAGCACCAGAACTTAACAAGATTCAAAAAGGGGCTTTAGCTTTATGTAAAGTTGGTGGTTTTGTAGGTTCTTTAATCCCTGTCGGTATGTTATGGAATATAGAACTAAACGATCAAAAAGTAGAGGGAACGCATGGGTTTGATCAATTTATTGCTTGGGCAACATTTACATCTCTACCTTTAATATTTTTCAAAACACTTAATAATTTTGAGCAGATTAGTAAATATATTGTAGGCAAATCTGAAACAGTAGATTTATCTAGTCTTGGTAGTAAAATTACTGTTTATGGACTATCTGGTATCTCATTAATAGGTAGAGGAATTAGTCTAACTTATATTTTTAATGAATTCCAAAAACAAATAGGTATAGATGAAAATGTTAGCTTACCAATTTCCATTATCACAGGTGGAGTCGTAGGAAATATTACACTTGGATTATCTGAGTATTCGAATTTAAAAAAGTTATTTCAAAAAAATGTAGAAGGAAGTAATTATAATTATAAACAATTACTTCTTGGAATATCATCGGTATTAGAAGGTGGATGGTTTGCATTACCTGTAGTATCTCAAGGTTTAGATGCTACAAAAGATTGGAACGCTTTGTTGAAAGGTGCTATTTTTGCTCCCTTTTTTCTATCCCATATGAACTCCGAAAGCTCGCATTTATACCATTCCATCTTACCTGAAACACCAGCTTTAGAAGAACAAAATAATGAAATTCAATTATTAGGTGAAACTCATTCTGAAATTTTAGAATAAATCTAACTAACCCCCAGTTCTTCTAGTTCTAGATATCTGTTGGTAGAAGTGCCGTTAGATATCAATTATTTGTATTAAATAACTTGCCAAATTCTTGACCAATATATTCTCCTTCCATCGCATCTTCAGCAAACATCCTTACTTCATAGGCGAAATTCCAACCAGCTTGTTTATATAATCTAGGTTTTTCTTCTTTTGATAATTCGTAATATTCCTTAATATCTTCGTCAGTAATATTTATTATCGCTTTTAACACTATGGATTTTGCAAATCTTTCTTCTCCTATATAGCTTACAAGCAAAGTCAGAGCGTCAATTTGATTTTGATCTAATCTCTCTCTTTGAGGTTTGAATAAATATTTTTCTAATATATCTTCTACCTCAGCAAAATTTACATTTATTTTAAATCTTTCCTGTAATTCTTTTCCTTTTTCTCCTAAAAACATAATTCTACTCTTGTTTATTGTTATTTTTTTTAATTAAATCTAACTTTTACTATACTTTATCAATTAGTCTTATAAAAATAACTTAGTCGGAAATTCGTACCATCGAATATTGTTCTAACTTCTACATCTTTAATCAGACTGCCTTTAAATTTATTAGTATAAGGATAACCCATTATGATACCATTTTCTATTTCTAAGTCATCTATCCTAATTTTATATCCCGTTGTATTACCTAATAAACTATAATTCGATGGAGGTATAAAACATATTTCCATATTCTGTTTTAATTCAGTAAGAGGAAGTCCAAAGCTTGTTTTTAGATGAATTAACATGCTTACCGAACTTTCAGTAATAGAAATTAGATCAAAAAAGTTACTAGTTTTTATAGTGTTGTTAACGTGGTTACATAGATTAGAAAAAGTTACCTTTCTATCCTTTGATTCCAAATAACCTCCTTGTGGATCCATTCGCCTTATAGGTAAAAGATCTCTGGAGGTAATTGTGTCATAATAAACCTCTAATTGAGGTATAATGTTGTTAGCTAATTGATAATATTTAATTTTTTTATCATTACTCTCATCTTTTTTTCTGACTAGTAATAAATCTCCTCCAGCGACTGCTGTTGAATCATCAAAAAAATTTAAACCTGTAAAAATGTCAGAAATAGAACTTATAATAAAGTCTGTACCATTGAATATTGTTCTAACTTCTAAACCTTTTTTAAGTTCTTTAGCAACCGATGAATCGTTATATAATAATATTCCTGAGTCTATACTTATATTGTCTACTCTAATTTTAAATTTCTTATCTGTTAGACGATCCTGATCAGAAATAAAACATATTTCCATATTCTTTTTTAATTCAGTAAGAGGAGTTCCAAAGCTTGTTTTTAAAGCAATTAATATACTCACACTAGAATCTGTAAAAGAAACTATATCAAAAACGTTGCTTGTCTTTATAGTGTTGTTAACGCTAGAATATAAGTTTTTGAATTGTACTTTTACTTCCTCTGGACTATAGACACCAGAACTATCAATCCTACGCATAATAAATGCGTCTGTTGCATTAATAGGGTTATAGTCATAGGTTAATTGAGGAAGAATATTTTTAACCAACTTAGAATATCTAATTTTACCGTCGCTGTTACTGCCACTTCTCCTGATTAAGAATAAGTCATTTGTGTTTGGACTTTCTTCTAGTGATTCTAAGTTAGGTAACTGAATTTTACTCATTTTAATTGCTCCATAATATTAAGACAAATTCCCACTTTATACCGATTTTAATAGCTAATTCATCCGCGCCAACGCAGTAAATATCTTCTTGTGCAGTTGCAGGATTTGGTAAACTATTTCTATTACTTACCTTTGGAAAATTCTTGTTATAATACATACCGTAATTTATGTATGCACCGTGCTTTAATGTAACTGCTAATGTGTCACCGTTTACATTAACCTGGAGCATATTTTGGGACTTCTTATCAACAGTATAATCATAAATCTCACTATATGTTTCGTCGAAAATATTAAGTTGATTCAGTCTAATAACTATAATCCCAAAAGCGACACCGACGGGTTTTGCTGCTAAAATTATTTCTTTCATAACTTTGATCGTATCAATTCCAATATCGGTTCTAACTTCAATAAAAAAATAACTATAACTAGTTTCTATAAGACGTATTTGGCTAATATCCTTTACAAAAAATAATACTAGGTTAATAATATCTTCAGGAGTACCACAAGAGTTATTTTGCATAATCTTTCTTAAGATGCCAAATCGATATTCTGCGTCAATTCTAGACTTTCTTGCTTCGTTTACTATCTCTCCAATTATATCTAGAGTTTTTCCTTCAGCTGTAAATATTCCCATCCGATCAAACAAGTAGAATAAAGCATCTTCTATTTCTTGCAGTTTACCTGTAAGAGTAGATAGTAATTTGACGAAATTATAACTTTCTTTGTCTTGTTGTACTAACCTGCTATTTGCTAGTTCAACATGATTTTCTATATATTGTAAACTCATGAAGTAGTTACTTTTATTTTTGATGTATCACTAACAATAATCTCATGGGAATCAATAGTGATGTTTGCTGCCGTTTTTGTAACATTAGTCGCCTCTGGATTATCACTTTTCCCAAGTAGTATTGAGGCAGTTAATATTCCGCTTTGTTTATAAATAATACCAAAGAATGTCTGATAGATTAAAGTTTCCCCGAGTGTTAATGATAAGATTTCATTTATAATCTCTGATTTGATAGTATCAATTGAAGCTATAGCAAAGGTGCTATCTGTTGTAAGAGTAATATCGATAAAAGCATATATATTTTTAGCCCTATTAAACTTTACTATCTGAGGTTTGTTAGTCGTGTCAGTAATAGTGATTTCCACCTCACCTACAGAAGCAATGCCTATAGGCTTATACATCCATATCACCTTTGCTATATCTTCATTACTTCCTCCATTAACTGTTACTAAAAAACTATGAGGAGTAAGTAATCCTTGGTTTTGGTCAGTGATATTTTCTTCGACTAATACGGCAGTAACCTCCTTGAGGTTTAAGAGTTTTGCTTCAAGTGATTTCAGTGTACCTCGTCCTGGTAATGATAATGATATCTTTCTACGCTGGCGCAAGTCATAATCAGTTTCATCGTTCCTACCAGTAACTCCAGCAGCATTATTATTAATTGATATCCACCCTGGAACTAAAGTCTTAATTTTATTCAAACTATAAGGAGGAACAGGAATACTACCTTTTGTTTCTGATATAAACTTGCTGTTCGCAGTAGTATTTATTATGGTTATTCCATTACTTACATAAATTGCAAAGCTAGTCACATAAGATGTAGATTTTATATTTAGGTTGCTACCCGTAATATCAACCATCAGAATTTCTTTTAAAATCGAGTTCTGATCTATTAAAGCTTTTAAGGCAACTGCTATAGTTGTCGTTGTATCTTTTTCTACCTTTGTGTAAATTAATAATATGCCATTAATTGTCAGACTATAGTTTGCAAGCGTATTATCTGTTATGTTTAAAGATATACCGACACATGATTCATTACTGACAATAACCTCGTTAGATAATAAAAAATTGTTATCTTTATTCTCTATATAAGCAATACTTCCTTGTGGAATTGTAGTATAGTTCTCAGCCATGATTTGAGCAGTAACATAACTATAGCTGGCCTCTAATCTTTTTAAGCCGATAAGTCCTACTTGGTTATCTAAACTAATACCTTCAGCTGCTGAAGGCGACATACTATCATATAGAGATGTAACAACTTGCCAGATTAAAGCTTCTCTTTCTGCAAAAATATTAACAATATTTGAGATAACAGTATTATCATCAAAATTAAGTGGCCCTAAATTAGATATAAGCTCTTCTTGCAGTTCTTTTGTTATTACTTCAAAAGATTTGGGAGTAAACCCTTGAGCTGTTAATCCATAATCGCTCATATACTTATATCTATTTCATTATCTAGAATGTCTTTTATAGTCATATTAATTGTAAGCGTTCTGTTTGGATTATTAAAAGCTATATTAAACTCTTTGACATCAGCTACGCCCTTCACTTCTCTTATAGCATTTATGAAAATAGCCTGAATCGTATCAAGGGAGTTTTTAGTACCTAGAATGTCATTATAATAAGGCATGCCAATTTCACTATCTAGGAAATACTCCCCTTTGAATAATAGCAAAGCCCTTTTTACTCTCTGGGCTACAACGCTTGTTTCATCAGTGAGTTTTAAATCAAAATCAATAATAGCTAGATCATGACCGCCTGTTAGTAATATATCGTGTTTCATTGTGGTTGATTTGAATTTGTTGGTGTTTTTATTATACTACATGGACCATCTGGAGCAGTGACGCTTGTAACATCTTGGTAAAGATGAGTATGTGTTTCAAATATCTTGCCATTAGATACTAGGTTAGCACCACTGTTTTCTATGCCTTTCTGACTAGTTAATTTATCTTTTAATAAACTAGTTCCAGTGATTTCAATATTTCCGTCAATTTTCATATTACCTTTTTGAATAAAATTTGGCGTTTCTGTATTGATAGTTCCACTTGCTTTAATACTAGCAGTTTTTGTTTCTATATTAGCACTTTCACTCGATTTAATGCCAGCAATCTTGCATTCAATACTTACATTCTCAGCAGCTTTTACATTAGCATTCTTACAATTGATTATAACATTTTCGGTTTTAATATTCACCTCTTTAGCATTATGAATATCAATTATTCCACTAGGTTTTAGTCTAATCTTTGAATCTGAAAACTGAAGTAATACATCTTCGTTATTTTCAGCCGCTGAGACTTTGCTAAAAGGATTAAGACCGATAATTGCTACTGCGTCGCTTAAATGATGAACTCGCCTGCTTTGTGGCACTAGCCCAGACGCCCCAAGTAGCCAGCTGCTTGCGTCTCTATCTAAAAACACAAGTAAACATCCATCACCTGCTTTTACTGGCATTGTTATTGATGCTCCTCCGCTTCTAGGAAAGATAACGGGTACTCCTGAAATTATAGGGTAATCGCTATAACTTCCGTCAAAATATAATTCCTTAATATCAATTTGTACATCGGCTGCTTGCGTTTTAAAATCATATTTTTTAATGATAGCAGGCATTGCTACTCGCAAATTAGCGGCTATCTTTTTTTGTAATGCTTCTATAACCTCGCTCATATCCCGTAAATCTCCAGACTGGAATACCAATCATTTCCTCGCATGTCACCACTGTGGGTTATTTTTTGTACTTCAAATAATCCATTTATATCGCCACTCTGCAAGCGTATTATGTCATGAATTTGTAATTTTGGTTGTAATAAACATTGCACTGATCTGGATTTTTTACTCATTTTTGTTATTTCTGATTTCTCTAGTTTTTTTGAGACTTTTTTTACCGATTCAGGATGTAGAATTAGCCCTGTTTCTGGAGTAAGTAATAATATTTCTTTTTTAGAAGATGACTTATTACCTTTGATAACAATAACTCCATTCTGCATTGACCAGTCAAAATTAAAATTTACAGCTAGGTTATTCATGACATAATCAAGAGAACCGCTATCACTATATCCTGTTTTGATTGTTTTGTTTTGATCAATATCTATAGTTCTAAACTCTCCTCCAGTCTGTTTTGTAATTTCCTGTAGAATTGTGGTAAGTTTTACATCGGTATTATAGCTATAGCCAAAGCTAACAGGTTTGCTTCGTGTTGTTCTTATCCCTTCTGCCAAGTATATTTCAGTTACTACTTCCGTTTTATCTCTATTATGTTTTATTTTTGAAATATCCCCCTGTCCTATTTCAACTAACCCTTCACCTTTAGAATATCCAGCGAGTACCCTACATATTGATTCTTCTTCTGTAATCATTCTCCTAGTATCAGGAGCAAGGTTATAGATTTCTATTTTGGCCATGTTTTCTTTTGGCTTAGACGACTTAATGATTTCAAACTTGATTTTGCAATTCTCAATCGTAATCCGCATTTTACTATCTATTATGATTTTGCAGACTCTATCAAAATAAAACACGGGAATTAACTTTTTAAATTATTAATATCTTCAGGCGTTAGATGTATAAGCTTTACACTCCCATTTGCCATATTATCATAATTAATATCCTTGATTGTATCTTCATCAGTTATAGGAATTAGCTTGCAATCAGGTTTTTCTAAATCATAACAATACTCCAGTACATCAAAACCCAGTACCAGCTTTTTATGCTGCACAAGTAACTTATCATCTTCCGCTCTAATGCTTACATACCAGCTATCGCTACGAATGTGGTAGTATGCTTCCAAAGTATAATATTTTTGAGTAACCCCAAGTACTACCTGCGTTTTAAAGCGATAACCTTCAAACCACTGTATATAATCTAATGAGCTGTTTTTTGACATTATTAATAAATATTTTAAAAATAACTTTTTACCTTATCAAACATACTAGCTGCAGCACTAGTACCTTTTTCAGATATACCCTTATCCTGCATAGGACTTGCAATCGCCATAGTATCTTTATCTTTATAGGTGGTATAAAAGGATTTTTTTATGCTCGCAAACCTGACCTGTACTAGTTCCGCAGAAAACTCCAATCTTTCTCCAGTATTTATGTCATTATTAAAACTGATATTCTCAATAGCCATGTTTTTAAAGACATTCAGCTTGGTTACAACATTAAGTAATTGCCTGTTTTCATATAGATTAGTTAACAACTGATAAGCTTGCACGCTGGGTTTGGCAGACTTTTGAAAAGGTAAAAATGAATTAATACTATTTATGATTTTATCAACAGAGTTATTCTGCAGCGGAGTCTCAAGAATACCGAATATTTTAATCGGACTATCTGTAATATACCCTTCTATTTTTACCTTAAGGGGATTTTTAAAAATATGATCGCTGATAGCTTCCTTAGTCTCAATAGGATGCTCGGTAATAGTAGAGCTTAAAGTAATTACTTCGGTAAGCGATGCATCTAACACTAAATCACCGATCTTTGTCTTGTTATTATTACCAAAGAATAATGATTCCACGCCTCCAAAAAGATTTGATGCTCTAAATAAAGATGTAATAATTGAGGCCATTAATAATACGCTCCAATTGCTGCTAGTGTTTTTTCTGTTTCAAACTCCTGATGTTTTTCAAGTTCCGCCTTTACCAGATCAGTTATTACCTTAGCCTGCTCGGCGGAAGTCCCGACTGGAACAGTTATATTCATATTAAACGAGTTTTTCTGCGTAATGTTATTATGATGTTTTTTTAAATTAGTGCTGTGCATTATACTAGGGGAAGTAGCTAGCTCCTCGGGAGAATAAGACGGCATACTAAATACTTTTGCCCCTAAAGGGGTATATCCCGCTGGCAAGTCCATATTTTTTATTCTTTTTTCAATATCAAAAAAATCTTTTATATTGTCCTTAAGTTCTACGCCGAGTTTCCAAGTTTTATTTGGAAGAGATAACAGGCCATCTTTTGCTTTTATTATCCATTCCCACATGAACTTCAATGCTTCTACTACTTCGTTAATTCGGTCTTTACAAAACTCCCAAGCATCGCTTTTTAAAAATCTGTTAATTAAACTATCACCGCCTTCAATGGTAACCCAAATTTCATCTATAAGCAGAGCTAAAACTGCTAGTATAGCAGTAATAGCTGCTGTTAGGAGAGGATTAGCTAATAATACTGCTGCTATTGCCCCTGCAAACGCTCTAAAAGCAATTACTGCTGCCCAGATACTACTTGCAACTCCAGCAAACCAAACAGCTAATCCGATACCTATAACAGCAGTAATTAAGTATTTCCAGCCAACAGTAGCAGAGACAAGCATATCAAATATACCGATAATACGACTGATTATTGGCACAAGTAGTTTAAATACATCTGTGACAGTTTCTATGGCTTTTTTTAGTTTTCCACCTATTAAATCCTTATTTACAATCATCCATTGCTTAAATGATAATACTACCTCATTAACGGCAGGTAACATATCAATTACAAAAGAATTGCGTATTTCCCGAGTTATGGCGGCAGTAGTTTTTAGGCTTGCATTAAATTTATCAACTTCAGCAATTTGTTTAGGAGTAAAAGTAGAGCCGTTTTCATTTTCTCCTTTCTTATAACTATCAACATCTTTTAGAGTAGACCTTAAGCCAAGACCAAATCCTCCCATGATAGCCGCTCCAGCTATTGCTATCTTGCGGGAGGCGGCAATCATACCAGACCGCCAGCTTGCGAAGCGATTTCTAGCCTCTAGCCTCTGCTCCTCTCTTAATTGTCGCTGTTTTTCTAGATGCTTTTGCCTTTCTTCTCGCTTAACTTCATTTATTGCCGCCTTTTCCAGTTTGTTATTGAGAAGAATCTCGTTTCTTTCTTCTTTAGAGAAACTTAGCAATTCATCCCTATAGGCCTTTAGTTCGGCGAATTTAGTATTAGTACTTGATGAAGACTTATTTAACTGATTTTTGGTATCATTTATTACAGACCTATCATATTCCTCCATAGGAGAGAATTTATATTTGTTAGATTTAAGTGATGCCCCAAGCTTTCCTGCTACGCTCTGCTTTAAACTAATCATCTTGCTTTTAGCATCATCTACAACCTTCGAGAACTTATTTAACTTGCTCTCGTCAATATCAAAACCCAGTTTTATCAGTAATTCTCTAGCTATCATTTTTGTATTTTTTTGTATGCTTCAGCTTCCGCGCATGCCTTCATATCAAGAAGGGCATTTGCTTTCATGATATCATCAAGAGACATTATACTACATACCTCCGTATACGTAACTAACCCCTCTAAGATCGGACGCCAAATAATTAATTCTTCGCTTAAATCTTTATCGAGTCGTTCTGAGATTGAATTTGCCCGTCCATCGGTACTTCCTCCTGTTTGTTTATCTGCTCTCTGGTATCTTTTTTTTTAAAGAGATCAAAGAATTCACTAAAATTGCATTCTAAAACAAATTGCAGAGCTTGTATTAACTCCAGGTAATTATTCTGGTATATCTTATCAAAACTACCTCTATTAATAACCTGTTCGTCTCTAATGGTATTTGCAAGTAATTCAAGAATAAAATCACCATTCTCGTCTATCGCAATTAGTTCATCTATAACTTTTGAAAAGTTGATTTCATTATCAAGTAATTTAGAACTATCAGATGGAACAACTCCACCAAATGCGCTGCTAAATAACTTAGCTATCTTGCGAGCAATCTTATATCCTTTCATAGCAGGAAATAAAGTGCAGTCGTATCTATGTCCTGCTACGATTTTATTTCTTGTTTCTATCACTATTTAACCCCTCCGACAAAGTTGCTAGGATTAATGCAAATAATTGTCCATTCTCTATTCTTGTTATCATTGCCGAACTCAACAGTGGCCTGTTTCTCAACATAAGCATTAACGCTCGTAAATAATGTAGTACCAGAGTTATCTTTAATCATAAAATTGAAAACTCCAGCATTACTTTTACGATCGGCTTCTAAAAATGAACTTAAGACATCGTTTGAAGGTGAGCTTTGAGTTAGTGTTAGAGTTACTTTAGCTATATTCTTGTTCTGCCTGAATCTTGTAACATCGCCGTGAACATCTGAAGTAATACCATATTTAGCATCTTCAGTATCTACCGCTAGCATACTATCTTCTGCAAACCCTTGAATTGCACTAACTCCTACTATCACGCCAATTTGATTGGGGTCAAAAACTTTTATTGCCATATTTAGTACCTTATTAAACTGTTAATATTCCTGAAATACCGATTTTATGTATTGCTCCAGCTAGCCTTGCTTCAAATTTGACATCAGGTAAAGTCCTATTGGTTCTATTGCTAACTAATACATCTCTAACATCAGGTACGGATACTTTGATACTGTCTCTATCAAGAATTGATTTATCAGCTGCATCATTTAAAGTGTTTCTTACGATGCTTTCAACAATACCGATACCTTGGTTGGTAAAAGGTATTTTATCGGATGTAACAAGTGCATTAGCAAGGGATAGCTTCATTTGAGAAGTAATCCAGTCTATACCGATCATAATATCGATATACTCACCTTGAGCCGTAATGCCATCTAGCATTATGTCCTTGCCGCCGAAGTTGACGTAATAATTTCCTTTATTAGCAGATATTACCGTTCTCTGCGCGGAGGTAAGATTATCAGCTACGACATTTGTTAAAGTTTTATAAGCCCAAGTAGCGCTTCCAGCATTTTTAGTTAGCATTAAACCAAACCACGCAGCTTCAGGATACGAAGTATTTGCTCCTGTATTAAAAATGGTAAATGTTCTATCGTAATTTTTAGCTTTTAATTTGTAGATGATATGAGATTGATCGTCTTGTACATAAGTTTTTACATCGCTGGAAGAAGTGCCGAATATTCTGTAATTATCGGCTTGGACTAGAGCTGCAATTGCTAGTACGTCAACTGAATCAACACTAGTAATCATCACACCATAAAAATTACTCTTCTTAAGAAGAATTTTAGGATAAGCTTGCTCAAATGTTTCATCTTTAAATACTTGGCCTATTAATAACTTGGTTGGCCTGATTTCCTGACCAAAATACAGCGATGCTGCCTTGTATTCTTTAGTATCAGTAGCAAAATCGCCAGTCACCTCTAGTAAGCTTCCATATTCTTTAACACGTATAGTCTCATCTGCTACTACATTTGCAGTTTTTTTTGCACTTCCTATTACCAAAAGAGTATCAAGTGAAATAGGTTCAAGACCCATAGTCGCTCTTGTGATATTTATTTTTACATATTCATCTATTAAAGCCATTTAAATACCTACCTTTACTGTATATTGTTTATTTGATATGCCGTCATTAAAAACCACTTTTTCAATTATACCGACATTATCCTCTATCGTCTTATTAAAAGCGATTTCCAGCTCTAGAATAGCCTTGCTTTCCATTTGTTCATTAAGCATTACAGGTAGAGCTGAAACGTTTTTGATTACCCTATGGAGTGCTAATTCTCCTTTAAATACGCTATTTTGCAGCTCAGTGCTAAAGGCACTATATAATAACCCGAGCAAATCCTCGGCTTCATGTAAAACATCGCTAAAAGCAATAAAACTAGCCGTCATAACCATAGATGTCGTGATTTTCTGATATCCGCTCGCATCTGTTGCTCTAACAATCGGAGTACCAACGTTTTTAAAATTAGCTAAGGATATTGTAACAAAAGGTTTTTTAGGCCTTGGGCTACTCTGATTGGCAAATATTATTTTTTCTACAGGTAGCAGAGGTATTGCCTGGGCGGTAAAAGCATGCATGTTACTATATAGCTGACTAATTAGCATCGACATTCTCCCTTACTACCAAAACCTCATAATGAGCGGTCGGATATTTTAAATTCTGATGAGCCGTAACTCTTACTACCTGATATCTTTCCCCTTCAATCATAACTACATCTGGTTTGCTTTTATTTACTTTTGAGGTTTCTAGTTTCGTATTAGTAAATAAAGTATAACTCTCTTTTGTGCGTTCCCCTTCAGGCAGTGTTTGCATTATTTCGGCATCCGTAGCCTGAACGCTTGCCTTAATTATAAATGAAGTATTAGCTCCGTCTTGCCATAAACCGTTAGCATATTGACCTTCACCTATTCTACAGACGCTTAAATCTCTTCTAAAAACATCGAACATTTAATTTTCTATTTTATAATGAATAGAGCCTCTCATTTCGCCAGTATCAATAAGAGTTCTACTACTACCTTTTCTTTTAATTGTAGCTGGTGAATTTGGCGGTGGCATATTAGAGGAAATCTTCTCTTTTATGTCTCCGACAATTTTTTCACCAAGAAGTCCCAAATATTGCTTTACGTCCACTTTTTCAGTAAGTAACCTATCTACAATTTTATCTATACTTTTTCCCCATTCCTGATTTTTCTCATCTGAAGTACTACGTATAAATGAACGCTCCGGAATATTACTTGTTCCATATTCATTAGCTAAAGCACGATTTACTATAAGCTCACCGTTTTTACCTTTTCCGCTACTTTCAAAAATACCTACTTTTAAAACTTTACCTTTAAAATTCTTTATCGCTTTTTTAAATTGTTTTAATCCAGTATCCTTATCAACTATACGAACCATTATAAGCAACTTCTAGTAATCGGTGCGATTGTAACGCTTTTAAGTAAAGCCATGTATTTGCCGCCGTAACTTGATAAATCATATTCAGAATTGATATTTTTATTTACAGCGTAATTAATACTTAGTTTTCCTTCCGATACTGAAGTTACCTGCCCCCCAGACCCTTTCCTTTTTAACGATAAATCAATATTATGAGCGGCTAAATACACAATTAAATTATCTCTTATCGGCACTCTTATATTTTGCGATATTAATTCATCTGCCATGGCTAAATGATCATTGATAACATCATCGCCGATGTCTTTAAACTCATCGGCAATTCTTTTAAAACGGAGCAATAAATCCATACTCATAAGCAGCAGGTTATTTCGCTGCTCTTATAGCAATCGCATTCGGTTGTCTTACAACCAAACCACCATGTCTTGATACGCAATAAGAAATATACTCCAGTCCTACGGCTTGTAACGGCTTTGCTTCAAAAGGTTCTGCCATTACATGCTCTATAAAATCCCGATCGTTATTCATGATAACAAAACCATCTTTAGTACCACCGCTAGTTACTGCTTTAGGCGTAGTATCAAAAGCTTTTGTTAATTCTGGAGCAACAACGATTTTTATACTTTGAGCAGTTTCAAATTGGGTTTTTACAGTAATTCCATTGTAAGTATTAAATATCAGAGTATTAATAATATTATACATACCTGGTGAAATTAACATTATGTTAGGATATATTAAATTATTACTGTTCGTTAAAATACTATTATAAGCATCTGTTAAATCCTTATATACATCGGTAGCAGCAACAGTAGACAAAGACCAGTCGGCTACAGTTTTTGTCGGAGTAGCGACATAAGGATTATTAAATAATCCAGATAACCCAAGTTCTTTATAGCCAAAAAAACAGGTAGTATTCATAAGTTCAAAATTTGAACGCATGGCCTGCCGTTTGAGAGAACCTACTACATCCCTTCTTAAAGCTGAGGATGCTAGAATATCCCCGTCACTAAAAGCCAAAGCACAAGCAACATCTGCTATGACGGATGAATATTGTTTACCGCCAGTGCCAACGAAAGGTACGTCAGTATTTTTACCATTCTTAACTGCCGCATATTTTGATTTACCAAAACCTTCAAACATTGCGTAAGTATATATTGTCTGGTATTTATCCACTTCTTTTTCATGAAACACGGAAAAAGCAGTTAACGGACTTCTTAAAATATCGTATTGTTTTGGATCAAAGGCCGTTAATTCATTTGTAAAGAACATAAGCTCATTAGCATCCACCCTACGATTAGACCCTAAAAAGTTACTATTTGATCTAAAAACAGGTACATTTTCCATAAAAACCTCTTATAATTTATTTATTTGAATGACAGCTAAGTTATTTGCTGTTGGAACGCTAAAAAATGTTCCTATTG